CGACACCCTGCACGCCAGACCAGCCCTGGATGGCGATGCCAGCGTTCAGGACGTAGCTGTCGCGGCCAGCGGCGTTGTTGCCGCCGAAGCCGCCGCCTTTGGCGTCAGTGTGGATCGTCAGGCCATAGGCGCCATGGAAACCATCAGCCTGCGCGGTTCCGGGGGCCCATTTGCTGGCGTAGATGCTCATGCCAGCCAAGTAGTTTTCTCGATCCGCCGAGCTGGTCGTGACCGGCCCGTGCATCACGATGTCGTTGTAATAGTTGCCGTTTTTCTGTTGCCACGTCTGGACCGGCTTGCTGTCCCACTGGCAGACAACACCATTGGCGAGCGGCGTGACTTCGGTAATGCTTCCGGCCGATGTGGCGCCCACCAGATCATAGACCGTTATCCTGCCATTATAGCAGGCGACGGTGCCTTCACTGTTGTTCTTGATGCCCTCATACAACCCGTAGTTGACATACGTGTTGTAGGCGAACGCCTTGATCTCGCTGTCCGAGCACCGCCCCGACACGTCCACGATCATCGTCTCGCCGGATCGCTGGTCCCCCGTGGCGCCGACCGCATCCCCGATTACCACGAGGTTCTTGCGGAAATCGTGGTTGATCCGGGCGGATTTTGGGCCCACGCCCGTGCCAGTCACAGCGCGCCCATAGACCGCCGTCCCGTTGACCTGCCACGGCACATAGGGAGCACTCATCTGTGCCGCCGGGTTGAACGTGACCGTCTGCCCCGTGATTTCCAGCGGCGCCGTCCAGCGATAGGCACCCGGCGCGGTGAACTCGACCGATGCCCCCGGCCCCGACGCGGCACTCAGCGCGGCCGTGATAGCCGGGCCATCATCAGCCGATCCGTCGCCAACAGCCCCGAAGTCACGGGCCGAGAGCGTTTCAGACAGCTTGGCTTGGGCCGTCCTGACCGCCGCCCCGGTCGCGGGCCACACGAACGGGACGCTATCGGCCAGCCGCCCCCGCACCCAGTCCGTAGTGGCGAGGCGCTGCGAGCTTTCGGTTGCGCCAGGCGTCGGGGCTGTCGGAGCGCCGGTCAGCGCCGGGCTGTCCTGGTCAGCCTTCCCCGCGAACGCAGCATTCCACTCGGCGGCAGAGGGGACCTTGCCGCGCGCCCAACCCGGTGAATTTCCCATGAGGCCCCCTAGACGAGAATAAGAGCGATGTTCGCGGAGGCGATGGTCGGCACCTGGTCAATCTCGACCGACACGCTGTCGCCCAGCGCCACGCCCGTCATGGCGACGCTGCTGGCGGTCTGGGCCGGCGTGATGGTGTAAGTGCCGGTACCGCCGGTGCCCGTGCCCAGGGCCGTGATGCGGGTGCCCGGCGTAACACCTGCCCCCTGGATGCGCTGGCCGACTGCGAGCGCACCGGAGGCCACGGCGCTGACCGTCAGCGTCGTGCCGCCGATGGCGCCGGTGAACGAAGCGCCCGCGCTCGCCCCGACCTGGATAGAGACGATCCGAGCCCATGCGCCGAGAGCCGCGACCGGGCTGTAGTAGCGGCTGGCGAACACCGTGCCGCCGATCCGCTCCCGCGCTTGGCCGTCACCGCCCGCGAACGCGGAGACGATGGCCGCCTGCACTTGCGTCAGAGCATCAGCCGGCACCGTCGCGCTGTTGGCGATCCGCACCTGAAACAGCACCGGCACCGCATCCGGCACCTCGAACTTGACCGTGTAAGTGGGATATGGCGGGCTGTAGCTGGTATCTTGCACCGTGATCGTGGTGTTGCCGTTGGTGTCGCAGCCCGGGCTTTTCTTGCGCCAGATGGCTTCACCGATGGCCTGCCCCTCACCGCCCACAGCCGCGACGTAGAGCGAATGGGGCAGCAGAGTGACGGCCCCGATAGAGAGCGGTGCCGAGGTGGTGTTCTCGGCGGCATAGACATCCAGCACGTTCGCCACGTTCAACACCGCAGCGCGCACCGCAGGCAGGCTGCCCTGCGCGTTCAGCGCCACGGAGGCGGCGCGTCGCGCCTCGAATGCGCCCGCGCTTTCCACATCCGCGCCCAGCGAGCCATCGGCCGCGTTGGTAATCGTGTCCCAGCCCGGGATCGTCTGGTAGATGCGGTTCAGCGAGCCGGCCGGGCACGCAATCGGGCCGGTGACCGTGCACTCGAAGGTGGTGTCCACGGTTCCCAGGCTCGGGATCGTCACGGCCGTGGTGCAGCGATAGAGGTTGCCATCGGTCGCCTGGGCCAGCGCACCGACCGGGATCACCGTCCCGGCTGCCCCGACGCATGTAGCCGTCACCGTCGTGGGTTCGGCCGGGTTCCGCTCGATGAAGTAAATGCGCCCGATGCCATCCTGCCAACGCCCCTCGGACGTGGCCGGGTCCACCATGTTCTGGACCTCGATCAACTGGCTATTCTTGTCGCCAATGATCGCGGCCAGGCTGCTGGCAAGCTGCCCCTGCGGCGTGTCAAGGTTGGGGTTCAGCCCGCCCCCAAACGCCGCGTTCATGTCGGCCATCACGCCGTCGAGAACCGCCAGCTCTGCGGGCGCAGTGAAGCCTTCCGGGCCGAAGGTCAGCCCGGGCACACTCGTCGTGCCACTCATTCTAGAACCCCGCTGCCGTCAGATTGCCCGCGGTGTCGGTGACCTGAACCTGGCCCCGAACCTGCCGCCCCGCCACGGAGCTGATATAGACCTGCGCCTCGACCACGCCCGGCACCCGAAGCGCCGCCGCCCGCAGCCGCGCCTTGATGAGGGAGAGCGGCGGCTGGTGGCCGAGGATTTCGGACCAGTAGGGAATGCCCTTGCTGGTGTCGTAGTAGAGCTCACCCAGGAACAGGCGGCAGGCACTCGCCGCGTCCTGCGCCAGCGCGTAGGGCTCAGACGCGAGGGCGATGTTGCCCGAAGCATCCAGCACCAAGTCCCAGCGGTCAATGCTAAGAAGGAGGGTCTTCATCGTGTGCCCCTCGACAGGATCTTAAAATGGAAGAAATTCTTTCCCGGCTCATGAGCCGGCCGCCGTATACCTTCGGCATCACCACCTCTGGCGACTTCACGATCACATGGAGCCCCGGCGAACCGGCAGATGGGATGCCGCGCGTTCGCCTACAGCTCGTGGTCGAAGCGTCCGAGGTGAGTGAGCTATTCAAGCATCTAGAGGAACTTAAGGAATACCAGCGCGTCCTAGCCTCAAAAGCTGGAAGCCATGGCGCACACTAACTCCCCGGAGTGGGGGGCGGCCCGCCGTGATTGTGTGTTTGGACATTGACACTATCGGCCCCGCCCGCACCGGCAATTATGGCGCCCGAGACTGACAGATCGCCATGCACCTCAACCGTGGGTGCCTCGATGCTCACTTTGGTGGTCGCGTGAATGGTGACTTGCCCAGGTTCGACGTGAACTCGGTCCGTCACCTCGCCGCCCAGCAGCGTGCCGAAATACATCCCATCCGCCATGTCGAACCGGCGCAGGCTGCCAGGCTGGGATGGCCGCCGGCTGGCCTTGACCGCCGAAATGTCCCGGCTGGCGAAAATCGCGGCCCCGATGTCACCCACTACGGGATCCACGATCACCGCCGCAGCGCCGCCCTGGATGCGCGCGCAGGGCAGGCCGTGGATGATGCCGTGCGGCACCGTGTTGCCCGCGCCATCCACCTGATGAACCATCGGCTGCACATCCACCGTGCAGGGCTGGCCCGGGCCGCCGCCGGTGACCGCCTTGACCTGCACGAGAGAGGAGGTGGCGGTGCCGGCCATGAGCGACTGGAACAGGAACTGCTGCGCGTTGGCGTCGCCCTCGGCAGACGAGATGCGCTGAAGCGGCTCAGCCTGCACGGATTGGGACATATCGCGGCTCCGAAGCCATGAAGTTGGTGAACCAGGAGCCGCCTGGCGTTTCGCTTTCCAGTTCGTGGGTCAGAGACACGATGCGCCAACGCCCGCAGGCCGGTTGCAGATCGCTCTTGACCTCGATCAAGCTGTGGAAGCCGATGCTCGGGTTGTAGAGCGTGGTGCCAGCGATGCCGGTGTTGGTGAAGGACGGGTATCCGATCATGCCCGTGGAGGGAGAAACCAGGGGGATTTGGCTACCCCGCGCCACACCACGCGGCGAGATGATGAGCGTCTGGTTTTCCACGGTCATTTCGATGCCGGCGGCCTCGGCGCAGGCCCGCATCTGGGCCATGGCGGTGCCGGGGAAATAGGGGTTGGAGAGCTGCGCCGTGACGCCGTTGTTCTCGAAGCCGTAGCCCATCACCTGCGCCAGGCCGGCCATGATCGTGGCCACGTCTGCGGTGCCGGGGAAGCTGCTCGGCGGGATGATGGCCAGAGAGGCATCCACGCCCGCCATGGCGGTGATGTAGAACACCACCTCCGGCGCGCCCTTGAAGTCCGCCCAGGCGCCGGTGATGGTGCCCTGGAAGCAGACGCCCAGACCGCTTTGATCGTCTCCCGCGCTGACCGTGACGATGTTGCGCCGCGTCGCCAGCGGGAGGCGCCCGAGTGTGGCCAGCTGGTTCATCAGGGACAGGGGCAGGCCAGCGATGCGGAGTTGCAGCTCCCCCATAGAGAGCTCGCCGTTCTTCTTGATCGCCGCCGCCATCCGGTAGCCGCGCAGCGTGACCTCATGGCCCCCTTCGATGAAGGGCGGGTTGATCGTGCGCCCCTCGGCGTCGGTGGTCGGGCGGAGCAGGATGTGCGCCTGAAGCTGGCGCCGCGAAAGGCTCTGGCTCACGTCAGGTAGCCCAGGAAATAGCGCCCGCCGAGGCCCTGGTAGGAGACGCGGCCGGTGTCGGCGCCGGGGATCAGGCCGGGCGTCTCGGATTGGGTGTCGAAGAAGGCCAAGTTGCCGGTGAAGCCCTGGTAGGCCGACTGGAACAGGTTCACGCCCACGCGGCAAAGCATGCCGGCGATGACCAGCACGTCGGCCAAATACACGTCAGCGAACAGGCCGGTCGGCCGCTGCTGCAGCTGGATACGCACCCGCTGGTTGGCCAGGGTGCACTGGATCACCTGGGCCGGCACGGGCTTC